ACGAAAAAGGCGACGATCTTACAACTAAGCAAAAAACAGACCGTACTAAATTGCAGAAAAAGAAAGACAATGCGCCTACATTTGACCTTTCAGAGGGTGCAAAAACCTACGTTAGAACACTTGTTAGGGAAGAGAATTTCGGAGGTCGTCCAGACATTAGCACTAAGGAAATGCGAAAAGGAACAATGGTGGAAGACGACGTTATAGAGCTTTACAACCTTGTTAACTGGACTAAGTATAAGAAAAACGAGGTTAGGCTATTTAACGACCATATACAAGGGGAATGCGATATTGACAGCCTAGAAGATGACTTAATAATTGACATTAAAAGTTCTTGGAGTTTAAATACATTCCCATTTTTGCCCGACGAAATAAATGTAGGCGGTTATGAGTGGCAAGGTAGGGGGTATATGATGTTGTACGATAGAAGCAAGTTCAAACTATGTTACGGCTTAGTTGATACTCCAGACGAGCTACTAGATTATGAGGAAGATTTAACAATACACCACGTAAACAAAGAGATTGAGCCAGAAATTAGATTAACTGAGTTGAATTTTAGGCGTTGTTCAAAAAAAGAAGCGCAAATAAAGCACAAGGTTAACGAATGTAGAAAATATGCAACTTGGTACTATCAGAGGATTGCAGACAAGCACAGTGCTAACTAGACCGCAAGCAATGCCAACAGAAACAATAATAAAACTAATATTCGTAATAGCGTTTTGCTATTTCGGGCTAAAAGATAAAAAATGAAATTAATTGATAAGATAATAGCGTATTGCAAGAAAGTAGAAAAAGCAGAGCGTCCAAAGCAAAGTGATAAAGAAGAGTATTCTCACGGGAAATATGCCGTTGCTTCGAGTGTTTTAAAGTTGGTTGAACTAAACCAACCAGAGCCGCCCACGTTGCGCCCAATGTCGGAGCTGCCAGAAGTGAACGAGTGGGTAAATGTCTTAATTCAGCATAATGACGACTTGTTCTGGGGCGATGGTTGCATTTGCTTAAACCGCATAGAATTAAGGTATCTAGGGCAGGATTGTTGGAAGAACAAAAACTACATAAGCGACGAAAAAGTAAAAGCTTTAGGTTGGCTTCCTAAGGAGGTGCTACCAAACCCAGACGAAATAAAACTGCCATGCTAAAGAAAATATTCAAAATGCTAGGACTTAACGGGAATGCGCCCGTTGAGTCCGTTATTGAGCCGAAACGCTACCGTTTAAAAGCCTACATTTCTTTTTATAAGGGTCTGCCGCCAACGATCAACGAAAGCGCAATACATTTACCTTCTGAGTTTATAACGCCCGACGTGGTGCTTATTTTGAAGTTCGAGACAGAAAGGTATTACGGTTTTGAAGTCGTTTGCAATGAAGAAAGCGGAGCTGCTGGAAGAAATGGGGAACGGGTTTATTATGACAAAGATTTATTTAATAATTTAAGAAAAACCGAATTGAAATGATAGCAACAATAGTAATAGTAATACTTTTTATCGTAATTAAGGCACTATGCTTTTTAAATTTATCCCTAACCTGTATGCACGAAGAGCGAATTAAAAAGATAGAAGAAACAGCCGTAAAGGATCGCATTGACATTGCGGACCATTTGAACGAATTACTAAAAAACAAAAGATAATGATTTTAAAAGCAGAACACACTATAAAGAGTCACGATTACGACGACTTGCAGGACTTAGACGAAATAAAACACTTAGCAAAAACGCACTTAGCCGATTCAATCGCATACGAAATGATTAAACAAGGGTTGATAGAAATACAGGAATCAAAAGGATTTGAAGATGGCGAAATAAGAATAAGAGCCACAACGGTTGTTTTGAATCCAGACCAATTGTCTCACATCAATAGAATGCTTGGATTTTCAAGTGTACGGGCTGCCGTTATAGACGAGATTAAAAACAAATAAATAACCCAAAGCGGCAGGATTAAGCGTCTGCCGCTTTTTAAAATATAGAAAATGGCAACAATTAAAAGAGTACATGAAATTACGGAACCGAGTGTCAACTTTATTGATATTCAAGATATAGAAATAGGCGATTTGCTTATATTGCAATTTGGCGGCAAAAATAGTAAAGCAAGTAAAATAGTAACCGTAGAGCTTGTTAAGGAAACCGAAACGGACGGAATAGAGGTCATTTACGACTTAAAAAAGAACCACTACTTTAGTCTAACAGATTACAGGTCTATAAATTCGAGTATATATAGAATCTATAGAATAGAAGTATAACAAAAAAGCCCCTCACTAATAAACCCCAGACGCTTAAAATTGAAGCGTATTATTAATTTGTAAAATATAGAAATGATACTAAGGAGACTTGGCAATAAAAAGAAGATAGCAAAGAAGATTCAAGCGTATTTCCCCCCTCACAAGAAAGTTGTGTATATATTTTGTTTTACGGTTACGGTTTTGTATATTTGAGTTCAACAAACTTTTAAATTATGAAATCAGGAGTATACAGAATATCTACAACCATTAATGATAGTGTTTACATTGGCAGTTCTATTTATGTAAAATCAAGATTTAGCCAGCACAAATATACGCTAAGGAATAACAAAAGTAGCAACAGGAAGCTACAGGAGTTTTACAATAAACACGGCTTAGGGTGCTTAGTTTTTGAGGTAATAGAGCATTGCGCCGTACACGATTTAAAAACTAAAGAGCAGCATTATTTAGACCTTTATAAATCTAAATTCAATATAAGTAAGTTTTCATGTAGCACTAAAGGCGTAAAGTGTAGCGAAGAAAAGAAGGTAAAAATATCTAAAAGCCTAAAAGTTGCCAACTTAAAAGGAATCCCAAAGAGCGAAGAAACAAAAGCACGAATGAGGAAGCCTAAAAGTAAGGAGCATACTGCTAGAATTAAAGCTGCTCAAAAATTAGTAATCAAAACAGTTTATCAATACAGTTTAGATTTAGGGCTTATAGAAGAATACGAAAGCATTAGTGAAGCGGCAAGAAAAACGGGCTTTAGGCATGGAGATATTAGCGCAGTATGCAATCTAAGACAAAAGACAGCAAAGGGGTTTATCTGGAGCTTTAAAAAACTATAAAATGATACTAAGAAGATTGGGTAATAAGAAAAGAATTGCACATAAGATAATTTCACACTTTCCGCAGCACAAAATTTATGTGTCCCCGTTTTTCGGTGCTGGTGGGCTTTTTTTTCAAAAACCAAAAGCAAAGTACAACATTGTTAATGATTTAGATAGCGACGTTTTTAATCTCTTCCAAGTCGTTATGAACCAAAAAGAAGAACTCGAAAAGGCATTTTATATGATGCCAATACATAGCGATCTACTAAACTACTGGAAGGAAAACGAAGAGACTGAGCCAATAAAAAAGGCGTTGCGGTTTTTGTTTTTAAGTAATTTGACATTCATGGGAAAAGGGGGCACTTTAAAGTACTCGTCTGACAATAACGGCAAGAATCAAATAACGAAAAATATAGGACTATGCTTTGATTCGCTTTCTAACGTGCAATTAAACAACTGTGATTTTAGAACCTTTTTAGTCAATATAAGCTTTGAAGACAGGTCGAACTCAGGAAGAAGTGCGGCATTTATCTATAACGACCCTCCATACTTAGGAACAACAGACAACTACTCGCATTCGTTCAAAGAAGAAGATAGCTTTGATTTATTTGAAGCAAATGAAAAAACAGGCTGCAAGTATGCTATATCAGAGTTTAACCACCCATTTATACTACAACAAGCAAAGGAGCGTAATTTGAACGTTATAGAAATTGGAGAACGGCAGAACCTAAAAAATAGACGCACTGAGATACTTGTTACTAATTACAAAACAAATCAATTAGAGCTATTTTAGCAAAAAAAAAAGCCCCTCACTAATCAAAGTAAGGGGCTTTGTAATTGACAAAAGAAAACTTAGCTTCCTGTAATAGCTCGTTCAAAAGCTTTACCTATTTTTATTAAAATCATTCCTAAGCCAAAACCAGGAACCTGCATCGCTTCTTTTATTTCGTTAAAATCTTCTGCCGAAACCTTTACAGCTTCTTGCGTTCCGCTTGATAAGTATTGTACTAAAATTGAATTTGCGTTCAAGTCAAGCGTAATCTTTACATTCAGACATTCGTTATAATATTCCATATTTTGTTTTTATTTAAAAATTCTTACGTAATCTGAGGCTCCATT